TTTAATCCCAATTTCAGCATGGATGTCAGACCCTACGAATACTAGTGGCGTGTCGGCGCTATCGAAAGCCGAGCGATTGATTTCAAGCCGTGTGCGATAGGTAGCAGCCCAGCGGACCCTGCTGTCGTCGAGCACTTGCGGGTTAGTTAAGTGGCCTTGAGCTAGTTGGCCCTCGGCATTACCGCCCAAGTGCCGGCCGAAGAACTTACCGTCGGTACTAAAGGTAAAGAACGTGTTCTGGAAGGTACCCGAGTCGTGGACAATATTAACCAGCGCTTGGTCTCGCACCCAGAAACCGTCAGAAGCTAAGCTGCTGTGTAGTACCGAGCTGTGGGTACCGGTCCAATCTGACCATTTGTGGTAATCGACCTGGTCGTTATAGGCGTCGGTAGCATCTTCTATGGTGTACCAACAGTAAGCCTCGGTTTCGGTCGTAAAGTCAGCCTGTACTGCGATGTTAGTTACAAGGCTTGTAGCCTTTGAGTTAGAAACCCCGGTAGAGCTTGACCAGTGCCAGCGCCAGAACTCGGTCGTATTACTAGTCGAGTCGTGCCAGCCAATAAACACGTAGGTGTTGTTCATGGTCACAGCTAAGCACTCGATCGTATCGGTATTAGTGCCGGCCATGTTGGCAGGGGCTGGCAGGTTGTCGACCGAACCAATTCCACCAGCAACAGAGCCATCCTCCATGATGAAACCACCGTTGATTACGTCAGGGGCACCAGCTTCTTTGTAGTACGCAATAAAAACTGCATCGAGGGTCGGGTGCGGGCAAACGTCGTATAGCCCGTCGGTAGTCTGTACGTCGGTAAAGAGTGAGCTCTCGCCTGTAATCGTCGCTGGCGTTGCGATGTTGATCGTACGGAGCATGATGCTAGCAGCCCCCGATCGGTAGTAGTACAGGTGGAAACTATCGCCAACAGCTATGACATGCGGTTTAGTATCGGAGCCCCCAAGGCTGGTGTCGGCTACAATCGTAGCTCCGGTATCGTCGGAAACGACACTGTAGTGCACCGTTGTATCTGAATCGTCGTACCACGCCGTGACGCGAATTCCTTGGTTGCTGGCAGTGGTAACGTACTGCTGGTTCGTATTGGTCGCAGCCTCGTGGGTGATATCGGTCGTATATGTCAGACATCGGGAACGCTGCACCCACTGGTCTGTGAAGGTGTCGTGGGTATGTAGGTAATCGTCGTCAAAGAGTACGAGCTCGCTATGGTAATCAGCCAAGCCAACAGCCGACGCCAGGTTACTAGCACCAATTACCGCCCGGGTGAGTGGTCGGTAGCCAAAGCGTTTACGGTAGCCCGGTGTAGCTGTAAAGACCGCATTCTTGAGGTCGGCCAACTTCGGAGCTTGTAACAGCTTCTCGTCGGTTTTTGTATCGAGGCCACCGCCAAACGGGACCTCGAATGGTTGGTATGCTACAGCCATTTATGCTCTAGTATAGGTAACCCAGATACCCTGGACTTGGTCGCTCTGCGCACCGTTGTACTCGAAGTACAGGTTGTCGCCCTGGACTACAGTGTACGCAATACTTGTAACTGTCTGTGTTTCCCAGGAAGCTGCCCCGGTAAAGTTGAGCGTATCTTCCGCAGTAGAGGTACCATCGCCGTCAGAGGAGTATAATGTAAGGTCCGTACTCGTAGCTGCAGCGGTGTTCAGCCGAACACCAATGCTACCTATAACGTCGCCGGCCTTGAGGGGAATTGCCCACCAACACTCACCAGTAGTCCCGAGCGTAAGAGCCGCAGCTGCGACTGTGAAACTTGGGGCTGCAGCTTGACCCTCGGCGTAATGTGCCATAACCGCGCTAAGGTCTAGCACGCGGTTACCGTGCGGTGGGTCGGCGTCGTAAGTAATATTACCCGACGTGTCGACCAGCATGACCGAGTTATTAGAGCCTGGAAGAGCAGCACCGAGCGTAAGGGTGTAGTCCGAAGCGATACTAGGCGCATCGATCTTTATCTCGTTCCCCGAGCCGTCTCGTAGGAATAGGCCGTCGATAACAATAGCAGCGTAGTCGTTCGCTCCTGCACCAGTCTTGAACGTGTATTCTGAGCTACCGGAAACCCAAGCAACCTCAACGCCACTAGTACCGTAACCTGAGCCAGCAATACCGCCGCCCGAAGCGCCGTTAAGCGCTCCGCTAGAAGTAAGCGTGACTGTGTTACCGGCACCGTCCTCAATAGCTAGCTCGCCGTTTGTATCGAAGTAGACCGCTCTAACTTGACTGGGAGCGCTAATCTCATCAAAGCGCAGGTGGTCAATACTGAACAACGACTGACTGTTGACGTCTAGGTCAGCCGAGAAGTCGATAGCATTACTCGGTACACTGGCCTCGACGGCATCAATAATCTTCTGTAGCTCGGTATTAAGGTCAGTACCCCAAGTTCCCGAGTTCCCACCCTGCGTGGGTAGGTCCATTCCTAAGCTAGATCCAATAGGCATTTAAAATATCCATAGAGAGAATTTGGTAGTAGAGGCCCCGGAAGCCATGTTTAACTTGAGGGTAGATTGCTTATACGAGTGCCCACGATCTTCTGTAATCGAACCAACACTTGTACTATCGGAACGGCAGATAATATAGCCCTTGTACGGACGACCAAGACCATGTTTAACTAGCAGGCTATCGTCGGCAGCCAGCTCTAGGTTATCGTGGTACTCGCCACTAAGCAGCGGGTGCTTAGTAAGGGTCTTTACAAACTCCGTCAGCGGGTGTGCTGGCTCAAGTACTGGCTCTTTGATCTTCATCTAGCGGAACGGTCTCAGTGCCCAGTAGTCGGCCGGGTCGGCATAACCACCAGAAGTAACGTCAGTGACCGAGCTTGGCTGAAACGCCCTGTTCTCGGCAGCGACCTCAAGGCGTTGGCGCATGTCGTAGAGCTGCTCACGGACCACAGCCGGTGCGCTCTCTTCTTTAGCGAAGCACTTCAGTACAGCGCGCAAGATCGGATACTCCTCGTAGCCGTTGATCCCGTACACCGTGTCGGTATCGTCGTCGCCGTTAGTAGCGTACTTGGTAGCGCTAATAATGTAAGTGTGCCGGTAGACCTCACCGTTGGTCGGCCGGGGCTGCAAACGCACGTAAGGCAGCTCGGGGTTCGTGTTGTTATACATAAACCGGTAGCCCAGCGCTGGGCCAGTGATACCGCCGTACGTATTACGTTCATCGCCCGAGAGCCTTCTCAACCCTACGTAGAGCTCGTTGGTACTATCGGTCTGATAGTCGATACCTACAGTACCGTAGTAGTCAGTAGGTACGGCAAAGTCGTCGGAAGAGCCGTCACCCGTGAGTGTCTGCTCCCGCATGAAGAACTCTGGCTCAGCCTTTATGAGCAGGTCGTGTAGCTCAGCTATACCAGCATTGAGGTACTCTCGTAGCTCAGCATCGGCAATAAACGTACTATTCTCCTGGTCGGCCTCCCGGCGTACGCGGGTCATCATCTCAGCGAATGTATACGTTTGGGCCAAGTGCTAGTCCTCGATCAGGGCCATGAGCGCCTTGAAGGCTCTAAGTTTTGCGGCCGGAGTTTCGGCCTTCTCATATTCGCTATGTGCGACCTCAAAGTCGGCTATATTCTGCTCTGTCGGGTCACTGTCGGCCCCGCTGGCTTTAGCGAAGTCAGAACCAGCGAATGGTTTAGCTTTATCTAAAATGAACTTAAGGTCGGGCATAGGGAAAACACCGGGATTACCCGCCCGGTGCCGGGTTTAAGTGCTAGTCGCCTAGATCGCTTCGATTACACAAGAAGCAGAAGACGAGGGTTTTGTCGTCGGAATCAGCAGAAGCTGAAATCCCCGAAGTACCATCTTCCTCATACGACATAAGAAGTGCAACGCCAGTGCTGGCGGTATAGCCAGTGAAACGACAGTGAAGAGTGGGGTCATTCTCTTCGAAATAACCCCAAGCTGCGTGAATTACCTTCGGCTTAATACCAGCGTCAAAGGTAAGGGTATAGTCACCAACGTCGGCGTAAGCCAGTGTTACACTGCCGCTAGGGGCAGCCCCGTCGGGTGCACTGGTGTCGTTACTCTCAAAGCGCACAACATACAGGTAAATATTACCCATAATGTTACAGCGCACAAGAGTCCCGCCACGTGGTTGTTCAACAATTGCCATACTATTGTTCTCCTAAGAACAAGGGGAGGGCTAAGCCGAAGCCTAACCCTTCCCCAAGTCAGTTTCTAGAATACCGCAGTCCTAGAGATTTTGCACCAGCGACCCGGAGCAGTACACGCTAGGTTACCCCAGAGTCGAGCACGGAACTCAACCTGGTCTGCATCGGCGACACGGAGCATTTTCAGGCCCTCGTCTTCGACCATATGCGGCAGCGGATCGAGGTGGAGCAGCTCGAGCGAGTCGAGGTCTCCAACCCAGATAGCGTCCTCAGCACAGGCCGGGTCCGACATAACAGAGATCATGCCTGCAGCCGTAGCCACATTCACACCACTGAAGCCAACCAGGCCAACACCACCAGGATCGCGCATCACCTTAGTATCAAGCTCGAGAGCCAGCTGCTTGACCTGAATCGGCGAACAGTAAGCACGAAGCTTAGAGCTCAGACCCATTCCGGTGTAGCTGATACGGTATGCAGCTTCCTGGATTGCTTCCTCGATCGAAAGCGAGGTATCGGTAATACGGTGACCCGATAGGCGCTCGGGCTGGTTGGTACGCGTCACACCAAACAGTTCAGCGGTAGAACCAAACCAGTTCTCGAACCCAGCCATGAAGCCAGAGTAAGCCGTAGCGTCGTCACCCTCGATGAAGATGTAGTCGCCTGCAACACCACCGGTAATCGCCCCACTAAGGGTAATAGTACCGTTAGTAAAGTCAATCGCAGTGACGTCTTTAGCTGTACCTGAATCGCGAGGAGTTCCGCCGTCGGCCTCATCGGCCATCACGACCTCAGCACCAACGCTGAAGTTGAACACGTCTGACTTGTTAGTCAGGGTGTAAACCGCAGTCGCTACAGAACTGACAACACCAAGCCAACCGTCGCTGGACCGGTAGAGACCGAGCGCAACGCGCTTTTGCATGGCGAGCAGAACGTTCGAGATCTCTCGATCCAGAACGCGGAGGAAACCACCCTTGTTAGAGCGGACAGAGCGCATGGTCTCAGCATCGACCCGACCAATACCGTAAAGGCTTGCTCGGGTAATATTGAAGACTTCAGACGCGGTAGCATAGCGGTTATCCTGTGCGCGAGCAAAGGTGGTTGAAACCGCCGGGTGATCCACCTCGACCGGAACTCGAATACTCGAGCCTTCGAAGCGATCAGATTTCTTGATTTCCGCCAGAAGCGGGTATTTCAGCTGCCAGAGGCGGTCGATCCGGCGCTGCGGGAACAGCTCCTTGATCATTGCCGCTACTGACGTAGCATTGACATTAAGTGGCGCAGCCATTTAGTTTCTCCAAAACGTAAATTTAAAGTAGTTTGAGTGCCCGCTGGAAATAGTCCTCGTCGGTCATCTCGTTCTCGGTTTTCGAGGAGCGTGACGAGGCATCGCGGTTGCTCAGTGAAGGGGCGCTCGGTTTTACGTTTGGAGCTGGGGTTACTGGCGCTTTTGTAGGTTCGGGCGTGGGTTGGCTGATACGAGGGCCGTAATAAGCTTCTAGACGTCTTTCGATCTCGGCTGCGCACTGGTTAGCAGTAGGGATGGTGTTGGTCGCTTGCGCGATCTCAACCGCCACCTGGTACATGCCATCAAGTGCTGCATTCGGGTCTAGGCTT